CGTCTCTTATCCCAGTATTCTAGTACCTCGAATTTCTTAAGTAGTAGGTCTGGAGAGACTTGGATGTTAATCTTTTCAGAGTGAAGTACAACACCCTCAATAAACGTAGCCTGCTCAGTAATAGAAGGTCCCATACCACCGGCATTTGTCGGGGGCATAAACCACTCTTTTAGCTTGGCTTCAGTGGGAAGGTCCCACCCTTCTTTGTCTGGGTGACCTTCCGGTAGTGCATTAATACCTTTAATCAAATCCTGAAAGTCATAGAAATCCATATACTTGCAGTCGATTGCATAGTCTGCCCTACGGATGTCTCCGACCGGGGTATGCGGGTCAACTAGTACACGATCAAGTGGACGACTTTCAATAAATGGCCTTGGTGCCCAACGCTCCTTTATGTCGATCTTAGGTGGTTTTTCATTAGGGATAGTCGGAGTCGATGAGTACCCCGGACCACCTACATCCACCTTGTCAACGTTGGCTACACGTTTCTTAGTAATAATCTTTTCGTACCTGATTCCCCATTTCCAAATTCCCGTACCAAGATGAGCCATTTGCTCTAGGCCAATCTTAGTTTCCATCTTGAAATCACATTGATCTAGCAGATACGAGAACATTGCTGTCTTCGCATCTGTTACATTTTGTGGAGTCCCGGGACGTGGACGTAGAACCATTGGAGGGTCGGTATAGAACAGACCCTTGTACAGTTGCGGGACGATTGAGTTAACAACCTTGGCAACTGTGAATCGCTGCACGTTCGGTTCGAGAATATAGGTATTCTCATAAACCGACATGGGGCGGGGCGATTGGAAGAGAAGATCGGCGTCACGCCACAACAGAGAGTATTGTTTGTTTTGTATGTACGCTTCTGCTGATTTGGCGGCTCCAACGACTAGAGCAACTTCGGCAGAGGCATTAGTTAACGTTCCATCAGCTTTATAATCTGCTGGCGTTAAGTTTCTATGTGTATTCTGTGCGTCTGCCGCGATCTGCATTACTTTCCTCTCTCAACTTTTGTGTAAAGTCTAAACAGCAATCTAGAATATCTATCTAGTAGGTAAAGAGAAAAGATTTTCCCATACAGCCTTTCCTCAGGAAATTGCTTTTGAAAGTCAGCTATTACTGACTCACGGATACCTTTGAAGTCTTTAGCAGCCATACTACCTCGTCAAATCTGCAAATGGATCGTTGTAAGGCTCGTCTACCATTAGGTTACCCGCACCTTGGTTAATAGCATAGTTCGTAGAAGGGTTTTCCTCTACGATTCCTAGTTCATTGAATCTCGCATACTTACCTAAACAGTAGACTTGCTGATGACGGTCATAGGCTTGTTTGTTAGCAACGTAGTCTTGATTGACAGAGTTAGCATGGGAATCCATGTCAGCGTAACTGCCGAACTGCTCTACCAGCAACGATATAGCCGAAACTATATCATCGTGTTTGTCGTCGGCGGTTCCAGTGAACTTTTCTAGTTCGTTGTAAATCTCGTCAAGACCCTCACAGGAGTTTAGAAAGTATAAACGCTCATCGCCAAGAAGTCTTAGCACAGGTTTTGCTTTCATTTGCTTCGAACGAAGCTTGCTGCCGTGTCCCAACGAGACGTACTCAACGGGGATGGAAATTTGTAGTCTGTCCATCTCTCGTCTAAGTTCTTTACTGAACCACTTTACTCCTACAGACTCTTCAATTGCTATCCGCTTGGGTTTCCATCTCTGTCCTACTTGAGCGATTACCTTTGGAAGGTCATCCTCGTTGTAGCGTCCGCGTGTCATATTCACAATATAAAAGCGTCCACCAAAGATGAGAGCGGTCATGATCACGGTGTAGTCTGCCCATTGTTTTGTACTGTAGGCAGTATCGACCGTGGTTACACACATTCCACTTGGAGGAAACTGATTATGTGAAATTGTACGGCGTACCAGTAAGTCTCTAGGAAACTTGATACGGTTAATCTTGCGGGGGTTGTTCAGATACTTAATAGCAAAGTATCCCGTGTCCCCATCTTCATCGTCAGCGTCAGAATCTTCTCTTTGCTTAGCTTTAAGGAACTCATAGGTAAGTCGCTCGGGGAACCATAGCTCCCAGTCTGACTTTACCATTTCCTCTTCGATCTTTCCTTCAGATTCTTTCTTAGGCCACCAAGCGGCTCTTAGATAAACCTTGAACGATATGTTACTGTTGAACTTTCCACTGTCTACTGAACCTTTGATAGACTCAAGCATTCCGTCTTGCTTTGCAAACTTCTCTTCCTTCTTGATAGTGACGCCGTAGTAGTCACGTTCATCGTACCAAGTTCCGATAACATCGTAGAACCCGTTGGGGTTCAGCAAGCCGTTATCAATAGAGATTTGCTTGTTAGTATCCTTAATACGCGTGTCAGTCTTAGTGTTCTCGTTAGTAACAACGTCATCCAACTTAAGAACGTTATAGTGACTTCCTGACAATGCTTGGTCAATAGATGTAGCTCGTACACTCGGCTCTTTTGCTTCATCAGCGGCGGGTGTCTGAAACTCCAACTGGTTCCCGTCATCGTTAGGAGACAGGCAGTGCTCGGGGAACAAAATCTGGAAAAAGCTATCCGACCATTCTCCGGTAGTCTTGTCCATGATTTGCTTAATCCCATAAATCGGTTTACCGTTCTTGTCGAAGTTGCCGGTCTCTGTGTAGGTAAAGTGTTTCTTAACCTCACCTACAAAGTCCTTAGCAAGTTTCAAGACTCCAGTAAGAATAGCAATGGTAATTGCCGGATAGCAAATAATCCACTGCACGCAGTCAGCCATGTTCAGACTTGACTTAAACCCGCCTCTAGGGACTAGAAGCATTCTATTCTTCAAGTCCGTGTACTGGTCCGCGAACTGATCGAACGTGATGTACGTAGGGTCCTTCTGCACAAAGAAGTCATTGCAAATATCTTCGTGTGTGTTTAAGGTAATCTGCCCGTAGCTTTCTAAGACGTTACATAGAAAGAATAGATTAGTCTGTGCTAGGAATCGATACCGGGCAATTTGTAGAAATTCTTCTTGTGAAATCTGAGAAGCCGGTTTTCCCGCTTTCTTTGCCCATGCAGCAAGTACCTTAATCCGTTGTTGGTCTGGTAACTTGCTGATGCTTTTCAAAGCCTTCGCGTCAAACTCTTCATCAGTCAGATTACGAAAGTGGTAGTGGGGCAATGCCTTACAATACGTATATAGGTGTTCCAGTTTTGTAAGATGCATGGCCCTCCAGCCTGTCTTATTGTACGAATGTTCCTAGCAGTGACGACGGTGGCGGCGGAGTTGTCGAAACAACTGTAGTACCCACACTTATGATATTGCTAGGCCCAGACTCACCAACTTGCGCGGTGTTATAAGCTGTAACAGCATAGCAATACGTTGTTCCTGTTGCAATAGTGGTGTCACTATACGCAAGAGTATTAGAATTCAAGCTACCAACAATCTGTGTCCAAGCTGTCGTTGAGAACGTTGGGCATGACCCACTCACCTGTGCTGTACGGTATACATTAAACCCAAACGACATGGTTGTTACCGGGGCTTTCCAAGTAAGGTTAACCTGCGATGCGTGAGCAAGTGATCCTAGCGCCAACATAGCACCTAGGAGAAGACCTTTAAATACACTAGTCTTAATCATTATTCCCCTTTCTTATGAAACCCTTCCATAGTAGATGCGAAGTTGGCCATGTGCATGACGTGCTCGTTGCTTGAATGCTTAGCGGCTTCTAGTTTACTAGCAGGAATTGGTTCACCCTCTTTAACTCCTAGCGCCCTGTGAAGTCCACCCTTGTTCAAGTGATGCATGGCTCTGTAAAGTGATACGTTGTGCTTCATTACGCCCCCATTGGTGCGGGTGCTCCACCAGTTGGTGATGCTCCGGCTCCGGCTGCACCGGCTGCGTTTGCGCCAGCGGGAATACCAGATTGACCGGCGTCGGCTTCCGCCTCACCCGGGTTAGGTTCTCCCATGTGATCCATCATGTGATTAACCATGTCATCCTGACTTGCTGAGACATGCTGCTCGTCGGGGTGGTGCTCGGGGTGTGTATGAACATGCGTATGCACATAACCACCGCTCTTAGCTTTCTTAGTCTTAATATGGTCAATCTCTTTCTTCGGCTTAGCTTCGCTTCCGCCTAGCTCTCCACCGACATCAAACTTATGTGCCCTGTGAACGTCCGCGTCTGATTTCTTCAACACAGCTTCTCCTTTATGTAGGATTGCAGGGCCAGTCTTGGGAACATAATCCGTTCCCGTCTTGTAGGATGGTGTGCTTTTCTTTACCGGAGTCGCCTTCGGTTTAGGAGTGGGGGTAGCTGCCTTACGTCCGGCAAGCGCATTCTGAGTCATAAGACTAGGACCGCTGTTAGTCGGGGCGGGCTTACTTCCACCTGTTAGAGCACCTTTAACTGAGTCGTATGCGTCGGATACGACATTAAGCGGGGCAGAGATAACCTTGTTAAATCCTTGCCCTAAATTTCTCGCGATATCTTCACCGGGTGATTGTGGCATTTAGATAATTCTCCAATTCAGTCCAATGGCTTTTTGCCACTTGACGTATGCCCATACCGGGCGAATACTTAGGGTAAATCGTTTTGTAAATGTGTTCAGCTTTCTGAAAGTGGTAGGGAAGGTCCCCCATCGCTCGTAAGAACATAAGTCCCGTTGATGGACCACGGCTCCTACCGCTGTTGCAAGCTATCAATACTTTGTAGCCTTTGTCTAACATTCGTTTCACGTACTCAAGTGCGGTAGTAATACACTCAAACGGAATCATGTTAGGGTCATCAAGGTCTAATATATTAACTGCTAGATGATTCTTCTTTTCTACTGAAAGATAATTTTTCCCTTTCGGAGCGGCTAGGGTATCGTACCCAAGCGTTTGTTGGTGACCCCCGGGACCGTATTTACACATCCTAGCCGCTCGCCAATTCTCTTTATTTTTTATCTTTTCGTAATCTTCGTTGTCACCTACGAATACATCTTTATATATCTCTTCCACAATATGGCTCCGTAGGCTGGATTCGAACCAGCGCCGTAGACATTAACAGTGTCCCATCATACCGTTAGACCACCACGGAACAAACTTATTTAATTCCTTCAAGTATAATCTTTGGCTTATGTAACTCAGCCGCTTTCGCCTGTGCCTGCGCGTATTCTGCCTGCATTTTAGCTACAAAGTTGTTAAGGACTACATTAGCCCAATCATTAGCAAACTGAATCGCTTCCGGCTGCAACAGGATATGAATCCCGTTCTTATTCCACACCTTCGCGAACTTCTCCGCTTCCGCTAGTTCCACTTGAAACATTGTCTCCTCCCAGAGCCTTTGTAAATATCTTTGCGGCCACTTCTACTAGATTTTCGGGTTTTTCCTCATTATCTCTCAGCTTCTCTTTTCGCTCGGGTTCAATCGAGTCGATAAGTGCTCCTAAACGGCCCTTGCTTAGTCTTAGTA